TCGTCTCTATGACATATAGTTCATTGGATATAGAAATTACTTCACCGCTTATAGATTCCGCAATAGTCAATAATGTACCCATAGACACATCATTTAAACTAATTTCAATTTGGTCTAGTATACCCGAAATAGATTCTACATTTTCACTTATTAACGAAATGGAATCACTAATATCATTCGTTGTAGTATTCTGGATTTCTTCATCTAATTTGTTTGATTCAACAATGATTGTATTTAAATCTATACGTGGGTCCAAAGAGACTCTTTGAACTATACTTAAGACATTATTTTTCAATAATGATAATTTATAGTTAGAACTAATTGCACTACGACCCCCACCACCAATTAATGATTTAGACATTAATTTATATATACTGAAGTATTTAAATATTTAATAGCTCTATTTTATATGTTATCGAATTATACAATAGAACATTATAGTTCAAATGGTCATTTCTCAACTTTATACAAAGGGACACATAAAATAAAGCAACATAAAGTTATTGTAAAGACATATCATGATCATACATCTAAAATATTGTTGGAAAACGAACTGAAAATGTATTCTTATTTATTGAATACTAAATATAAACATATACCAGTTATAAAAAATATAGGTCATTTATATGTTATTATGGAATATAAATCACAAACACTACAACACATTACTATAGATATTATATACCAACTAAAATGTATTTTAGAACATTTACACAAATTAAATGTAATTCATAGAGACATCAAACCTGAAAATTTTTTAATAGATCAAAACAAATTGTATATAATTGACTTTGGATTGTCTACATTTCATAGTAACACTATATGCAAAGGATTAATTGGAAACAAAAAATATTGTAGTTATAATTGTCATACTACGAATTATATATATGATTTTAAAGATGATATGATTTCAATCATATATATGTGTTTAGATTTACACAATGGTTATGTTCCATGGAATGAAGATTATACCATAAAAAAACATTTCAAAGAGTTTTATAGTTCCAATACCATAAACGATATTTTATTTAAGTGGTTTGAACCGTATTCATCTTTATTGTAAAAGAATAGTCATTATTGTTTAAATTCAAAGGAGTACCATATTCATCTATTAATTTTATGGATAAGTGGCTCAAATCTACTAATCCATTGTATTTTCTTATGTCGGAATATACCGAAAAACTATTTGAATTGTACAAAGAAAAGGGTGCTCCCTGTAAAGAAATTCGTGCAAATATATTCAACGTATCTTTGATAGATGACATTTTTCTAGAAAATGGAATAAATGACGAATTCATATACTTATTATGGTCATCTATAATTAAATATAAATATCGTGGACCACCCAAATCAATTGTAGATTCGCTTGTATAGTTTTGTTGATTACTATAAAAATTTGGTGCTATATTTCGAAATCCTAAATGCCAACCTAAATATTTAGAACAACGACCATGATCATTTCCAGAATATATGAGTTCATTTGGATTGTCTGAAAAAAAATCTAAATCATAATTGATATATGGTACAAATACTTCATCGGTTCCTGTATAATCATTTCTTTCAACAAGAGTATTGGATATATCTTCGATATAACTATCTACCGAAGTAAATGAAATAGTACCGGTACCACTAGGTGTTCCACCAGCATTTTCTAAATCTAAATTAAGAGATGATTTTACAAATTCAAATGAATTATAAATAGTATCATTGTTAGATAAATTATTTGAAAACATAGTAAGTTTTTTATTTATAGAATCGAATAAATCTTGATAATGATAGGCCTGACTAGATATGTCAACTCTTATCCATTCGCTCATAGAAGATGCTTTTATATGAAAAAATGTATTACCTTGAGTTTCATCGAATGGATACCATGTATTTGGAAACTCAATATCAGACAATTGAATACTAATCACATTTTTTACTACATTAGGTAATACTATATTAAAATTAGTAGATGTTTCTGTAATAAAATTATCTCTATATTTAGTGTCTACTACCAATACCTTTTCAATAATATTTCTTTCGTAGTATTTATTATTATTTGTGTTGATAAGAGATAATTCGTCAGATGGTTTCATTTCTTCTCCAAAGTTAATTACATTATTCTCAAACCCATAACTTTTTTTAATATGTCGAATTAATCGTTCTTCTACATTATTTATAAATGCGTGAAAATCTTCATCCAAAAACTCTTTTTTTAATTTTAAGGCTTGTTGTTGAATCAACGATTTTGTCGATAGTTCTGCTGATAGAGATAACAACGCAAATAAGTCGCTATTTGTATAATCGTCTATATTCATGTTGATATTATCAGTCATAATTATATAAATAATATACTATTTAATATTAAAATTTTTTCCTTAATATATCTATTATGAATATATTTGAAAAACTAAATCATTTTTTTGAAAAACATAATGAATTTGATAACGAAGTCATTGTTCAACAAATTTCAAATATATTAGATGAATATAAAGAACGACCTAGTAATCCACATGAAATTATAGAACTATTTTTTTCATCCAATAATTATTATTATATACATACTAGTAATTTGTATATCCAATACAATGATTCTTCTTATAGCATCATAAATGAAAATGAACTTTTACATAAAATATTACATTATTTAAGTGAACATAGACAAGAATATGTAATCGATACTCACACAAAAGGATTATTAAAAAAAAAAATACAAAAAATAATAAAAACACGTAAAATACATGAATCTATACCAGACTCAGATACATTACAAAATATTTTATCTTTTTTTTACCCCAATTTGTTTTCTGAAAAACAAACTTCAAAATATTTTTTAACTATATTAGGAGACATCATTATGAAAAAAAATAATTGTATATATTTTGTACCAATATTTATGAAGTCTTTTTTACAAAAATTAAATAAATATATTTCATTATATTTTCATTCAATAAATATATTTCATTGGTTTAAATTTAAATACTCGGAACACGATACGTCTATATCTCGAATACTTCCAATGAAATCATTGAATATGGACCATTTTAATTTATCATGTTCATTTTTTACAAATATCATATGTGTAAGTATTCATTATTCAGTTAGACATATATCTAGCGAATTATATTTGAATGAAATGCATTATGACTTACAAAGACAAGTATTATGGCTACAAGAAGAAAGTAAAGAACATATTGTAGAACAATTCATAAAATCACATATCATTGAAAAAAAGGATTGTACTATGGATGAAAAAGATATATCATTTTTATGGAAATCTTATTTGACCAAAGAAGGTAAACTCAATATATTTCAAAAAAAACAAGATTTATTTGATATTGTTCAACGATATATTGAAGTCAAACACAATAAATTTATTAATGTTTATAGTTTGTTTTTACCTTATGTAGAATCATTCAAAGATTTTTGGGATAAGTATATTTATTATGATAAAGAAGAATATGATTTTGAAATAAATGAATTATATTATATTTTTTGTGATCTTTACAAATGTAAAATAAATGAATCTATATTCAAAGACTTGATAGAATTTTATTATCCAAATATAGTTATCATAGAAGATAAATATATCAAAAAAATAGGGTGTACATTATGGAATAAAAAAAAAGAATTGGAACCCTTTATTAAAAAAGAAGGAGACATACAAGAGTTATATTACAATTATTGTAAAGAGTTTAAAAGTAATCGCAAAGTAAGTAAACAATATTTTATACAATATTATGAAGATGTTTTAATCAAATAATTTCGTTTTAATAATTTAAACAATAAATACAATTTATTTTCATTTACATCTATACTTGTTTTTATGATATCGTTTAACTTTGTATAAAATTGTTCTTCATTTAATATTAAACGAGAATTCAAATAATGTTCTTCTTTATTATTTTTGACTTCTTCTTTATACTGAGTAGATCTATAATATAAATCACTCATTTCAAATATATTTACTAAATTAGAGTCTTCTTTTGGTGCTTGAAATAAGTAAATAAAATTAAAAAAAACATCTTCATCAACTGGTTCATCCATTACAATATAATATAAAATTATTTTATATATATATATGTCGGTTATAAATACTTATCCAAATAGTTTTAAAACAGACTCTATTTATGTTGATTCAGAATTATTGTATAATTTTAATAATTCTATTGATATTCAATTAAAAGACCCATCTGATATTTCAAACTCTATATATTCTGAAATAAGTGTAGATAATCCGGCAAACAATGTTAAATTTAATAACGTAATTTATTCATTCAAAGGTATTTACATTACAACAAATAAAGATTTGATTGATGAAAATACAAATTATACTTATGCTTTCATCATAAAATGTGTTAATTATAATTTAGATAAGTATTTATATATTGTTTTACCTGTATCAAAAGTAAATACCAATACGGAATTGAATGATGTATTTATAAATGATGTATTAAAAGATCTAAATATGTATATTCCAATAGATAAGGGTTTTTATTCCTACAAAACGATTGGTATAAATGAAAAAATATCTGATATTATTTTATTCAAAGATTCTACATTAACCATTAAAAAGGTAAGCATAAATGATTTTCCAGACGATCAGCGAACTTCTGTAAATGTACCTCTTACAATATCTAAAAAACCTGCTATGAGAGTGTCTCATATATCAAATAGTTATTCTGAAAATGATATTTATATTGACTGTCAACCTGTAGATGAAACTCAACAAGAAAATGTTATTGAAATAATTACTAATTATCAATCTATATATCCTTTTTTTGAAAAAATATTTCCATATATATTTGTATTTTGTATTTTGTATATGATTTTAAAATATAAATCTATTAAAAAAATGTTTACACCTAAATAAATATTAAATGATTGTGCTATAATTGAGACATATTAATATTTTCAGACATATAAGGTTGAAATGTGACCTGGTTATGTTGACCAGAATGAACAATAGGACCTTTATCGCGAATAATACCTTCTTCCAATTGGGTTTGTGGAATAGGGTTCATTGCTTTCATTTTAGTATCTTTTATAAGAGTTGGTACATCTTTTATAGTATCATACAAATAAATTAAAAATAATATACCAACAATGGGATTCATAAAAATAAATAATAAAATAACCACTAACAACGAAAATATAATACCTAATGGAGTATTTAATATTTTTGATATATTTTCTTCTACTTTCAAGTCAAATATAATTAAAATGGCTAAAAGAAGTCCTATTGCGTTTTCTATAGTAAAGATTGGTTCCTTTTTGAAAAAACTTATTTTTTGTTTCATTATATGTATAATATATTTTTTTTAAAAGTTAAATACAATATATTATATTTACTATGGCCTATTTAGGTAAAAAAGGATATACCATTTATAAAGATGGATTAAAAGATTCATATACTATTCGTAATGATTTGAATGTAAAACCTTATTCAACTCATTTAGGAAATTCAACCTCTTATCCTATTTATCGTGAATCCAATACTAAACTTTATTTACCAAGATATTATGGAATTGAAAAATTGGGGATGTATTCTACAAATGTACTTTCTAAAGGAGACACTATAGATTTGTCATTTAGTGGAGATTTGTTTGACTATCAACACAAGATAATTGATAAATATATTCAACATGTTGGAGACAGTGGAGGTGGACTTTTAGATGTAGAACCTGGTAAAGGTAAAACCGTTATGGCGCTTAACATCATAAGTAAATTAAAGAAAAAAACATTAGTGATTGTCCATAAAAGTTTTTTAATGAATCAGTGGATAGAACGCATTGAACAATTTTTACCTGATGCAAGAGTTGGGAAAATTCAAGGCGAACACATTGATATAGATAATAAAGATATTGTATTAGGAATGTTACAAAGTCTTTCATCTAAAAAATATGATGATACTATGTATGATTCATTTGGATTATGTGTATTTGATGAATGTCACCATTTAAGTGCGGAAGTATTTTCGAATGTGATGATCCAGTTTGTATGTAATTATAATTTAGGATTAAGTGGAACTATGACACGTAAAGATGGTCTTACAAAAGTATTCAAGTACTTTATTGGTCCAGTAATTCATAAAGAGAAAACGGACCTAAGTGTTGAAGTACATGTCAAGACCATTCATTATCAAGACGATGATTTATTTCAAAATGTCAAAACAGACTTTAGAGGAAATCCATTGTATTCTACGATGATTAGTACTTTATGTGAATGTAAAATGCGTACAAAATTTTTAGTAGATATTGTGCGTAATGAATTTATACTTAACCCAAATCAACAAATGATGATTTTAGCCCATAATAAATCATTGATTCAAGAACTATATGATTTGATTTTATTATTTGAACCAAGCATTGGTTTTTATTTAGGAGGCATGAAAGAAAAGTCTCTTAAAGAAAGTGAATCAAAAAAAATTATCATTGCTACTTATGCTATGGCATCTGAAGGTTTAGACATAAAAACATTAACAACCTTATTTATGGCGACGCCTAAATCAGATGTACGTCAAAGCGTTGGTCGTATTTTACGTAGTAAACATAGTACACCCCTAGTGATTGATATTGTAGATCCCCATACTATTTTTTGCAATCAATATAAAAAACGAAAGGCTTATTATTCAAAAAAAAAATATTTAGTAGAACTTTTTTCTAATTCTAATCAATATTTTAAAAATGAAAAAACAAATGAATCCAAAAAAAAATGTTTATTGAAAATATAAAATATTAACTATATATATATATGAACAATTCACCAGAAAACCCCGAGAACCCAGAGAACGTTATGGAAGGAGGTTACAGACGCAAAACCCAATCCAGACGCAAAACCCAATCCAGACGCAAAACCCAATCAAGACGCCAATCGCAATCAAGACGCCAATCGCAATCAAGACGCCAATCGCAATCTAGACGCCAATCGCAATCTAGACGCCAATCGCAATCCAGACGCCAATCGCAATCCAGACGCCAATCGCAATCCAGACGCCGTTTGTTTGGTGGACAATCTATGATACCAGGTAATGTAGGAAACTATTAAATATTAATATAATAT